TGGTTTAGGTCTTGTTTTTGTTTTAGGATAGCGGCATCCAATGAGTAGTTAAGTAACATTTGAGATTTTGCTTGGTTAGCCAAATTAAGACCTTTGTTTTGTAGGTCTTTCGTTAATACATTTTTGGGAGCCAATCCTGCCTCCCAGTTATAACGATTTGTTGCCGCGTTATACATTTTTGACCTTGAGTCCCAATGAGCGGCGTCAGCTTGAGCTTTTTTGGCGTTAGTGTTATATTCGGCCATTTGCGAATACCAGGGCGCATTTGATTGGTATTTTGCCTGGTTATCCATTGCAGCTATTAGGCCGAGATTGTTTTGAGTTCGTATATATTCTTCCTGAGCCTTCATATTGTCGCGTTGTTGACGGGTGTTTTGTATGTCTTGATAAGCTCCGATGGTAGGAAGTATAGAGGATTTTATTGAAGGTAGTTTAAATTCACCTTCTGCTTTATTGTATTGAGGTAGTGTATTTGAGGAAAGGCCGGGGGAACCTTGACCATACATCAAGTTAGGGTTCAACCCCGCTTGTTTATACCTTTCCATTTGTGATGCTGGGGAATTGTAAAGGTTGGATTTATTCCACATTTCAATATCTTGAGCATATTTGAGTTTAGATTGTTTGTCGTTCCATTCTCTTTGCTTTTTGTTTTGGTTGGAAGTAGACCATATGTCTGCTCCCGTTGTTAGTAGGTCGACACCTGCTCCTAACATATCTGTTTGTTGTATTACTCCAGGTGAACTCATTTTTTTATTATTTTTTATCAAGTAAAAATAGAATAAGTTTTTGACACTTCGTGTCAGTTAGCATTAATATATCAAGTATTGTATTAATGCATTGAGTCGAGGCTACGCCCCGACTCCGTTAACTGTGTGATTTTCAGGTGTTTGTCGGCTTTGATACTTCGCTTTCTGCCTCTTCGCTACGCTCTTCGTTTTTTCGCTCATTTTCCAGCCTTATTTTTTCCTGATCATCTACCCAGTTTTGTTGCCTGATTTGTTGATTTTCGGCAATTTTTTTTGTAATTTCTTCGACATCTGTTATGTCAAAGTTTGGATCCATTGTTGGATCTATGTCGTCGAAGTTTTCGCTTCCGACGTATTGAGGAATGTTATTTGAGATATTTAAAGATTGTCCGGCCGTGAAACGCCTTAGAATGTCTTCGACTTCATAGGCTTGGCCGGGGATAGTTTCGGAGTCGTCATTGTTGACTTCTCCAGGATGGTTAAGATAGTTGTAAGTGTTTTGAAAGGTAATTTTTGGCAGCACTGCGGCAATATGCCCGCGTGGCGCTAGTTTATTCAAGATAGTTTCTGATGATTTCGTTGGTGACGCTTTCATAAATTTAAGTTTAATTGTGTGATTTTTGCTGATGATTTTGTTTTTTTTTGGGGTAAGATAAAAGCATTTTTTTTCTCTTCGTATTTTAGATAGATTATTGTGTCTTTATCTTTTCTTCGATGGAACTGTTTACCCAGTGCAGATAATGCCTGCAGTTCATCCTGCAGGCTTTTTATATAGGTTAGCTTCATAAAGTAGGGGTTCCAAATACAGGCATTGGCCTAATAGCTTTCGAATCGTGGAATACCTGAACAAGTAATTTGTCAGTTGGATCCGCAACAGGGAATATACGTTGCATGTCACTTGGATTCGCCTTTATGAAGGTATTATTTAAAGCCGGTTGGCTTGCAAATTTTCTACCAAGATGCCAATAGTTTAAAGTAGTAGCAAATTCTCCAGCAACTCTACTTTGTTGGTACTTATATTCGGCATATCTAGATTGATAGCCAAAAGTACTTGAGTTGTAATTAGTTACCGTGTTGTAGTCGTTATATAACTCTTTGTTCAATACGGCTTGTTCGCCTAAGTGAGCGAATTCAGGGAAGAAGTAATCTACTTTGTTAAACCTGTTAAAGGTTTTTGGTATTCCCTGTTGGTATGCAGTTCTAGGAACAACGCTCATAATACCGATTACATAGCCATGCTCTTCAAAGGATTTTGTAAATTGGTTTGATTTTCCTACTGATATTCCGTGTCCTGCCATAGAACCCTGTGGGATATTTTCTGACGAGTCGCCACCAGTATTTAATACTTCGGATATTTGTAAGGCTTGTTTTCCGCCCCCTAGATATTCGGGTCGTTGTAACCTTGCATCCGATGACCTAACGCCGAAGTGAGCAAGAATAGATTCTATATATCGAGCTCCGGCTCTAGCGTTTTTTTCAAGCCATTCTTGAAGACGTACGGCTACACGTAATTCATTAATTGTAACAGAAGTTCCAGTTTGCACAGGCTCAAGATTTTCGATTCTTAAATCTTCTTTAACCGCTGAGCGAAGAGCTTGCATATTAGTTGTACCGCCCTTAGTTGTAATATTACTATTTGCATCGAATTGTTGAGCCGCTCCAGTAGTTACGGTTGAATATTGCTTGTATTGCGGAGTCGTAGAAACGGGTAGTGTAACGGGTGCACCACGTTGTGCCCAAGGAAGACACGAGGTAAAGTAGTCTTTCTCGTATGCTCTGAGTCTTAATGTTGTTAGTGCTACTTGTTCAGCCGCTAACACCGTATCAGTTTTTTTGATATCAATTTTAGCCTCTAAATTTTGGTCACGGTAATAATCATTGTAGATTAATTGATACGCTCTAAAAGGTAATGCAGATATACTGTGAGTTCCAGTTACTACAACAGATGGAACAGGTATTCCAAGATATTCAGCAAGCGAACCCTCATTAAATTGAGTTTTTAAGGCTTCTGTTATACCTAATTTAGGCATCACGGATGCATCGAGTCCAGATTCGCCACCGGTGATAAAGTTTTCCCAGTTTTCCCAAACTAGTCTATTTGGTACAAAATAATAATGACAGTACACGTTTACTCTATGCATTATAGGAGCCAGTAAAGGGACAGTTCTAAGGAATATTTCAGATGATACTCTGAACTTATCACCCGGGACAATTTCTTCTAAGAATATGGGTATTAATTCGCCCATGTTACACGAAAGTTTAACTTCGTGGGATAAGTCAAAAGCATTGCTTTTTGGTCTGGAAGTTTGTACTGATTGAAATAAATTCATAATTTATTTTTTTTAGATTGTTTATAATTTTCTTTTGCGATAAAATCTTCTTTTAACATTTCCTGATAAAGATAATAGTCAGGTTCCTTGCATCTTTCTTGGTCTTCCATTTGTTTTAATTCCCTTAAACGATTTGCGTTAAAGGATTCCGTTTTTCTTATGCCAGGTGTATATAATTTTTCGGCATAGTAACGAGGGAGAGCCGTTTTTTTTCCACCTAGGTCAGTTACATACATTTTAGGTTTACCTGTTTTATGGTAGTTTCCTAGTTCGTTTATATACTGATACCCGATGCCGGGATTTCTTGACATTAGACAAAAATTCGGTTCCAGTCCATCGGGCTGAATCTTCTTTTTGAATATATATCCCGTACAGTAATTTATAGAGGCTTCCGTGACGTCTCCCACTGATGTGAACCCTTGAGCCCATGATTGTATTAATAGTTCATTAAAACGGTCGTGAGAGGCATTAAATCCAAATATTAAGCCATGGTAGTGAGGCCGGAAAGTTTCCGGCCCATATTCGCTTATAATATAATAGCGAAATTTAGAGTGTTTCCGGAGTCGTTTTAAGAATTTTTGAATTGTTTCTTTATTTACGTTTCCGTTGTTACTTTTTTCATCATGGGTCAAGGTTATGAAAAAAGCAGAGGTGGAGTACTTTAACTCTGTACAGAGTCTTGTTGTCCATTGGGCTTGGTGTCGTTTCATACATGGTAGACATTTAGAACATGGAACAGTAACCCTGTCCCATGTACCATATCCATTGGGCCGCCTGATTGATTGAGGGGATAAGCATTGCATTTCATAGTCTTATTCCACCCCTTGAGCCCATTATTACTTGATTTCTGTGAGCTTTTTTAAAGCTCGTTTTTCTTCTTCTTCGCATAATTTTACTTTTTTAGTGATGAATATTTAGGAATTTTAGAGCCTGATTTTTTAAATAGACCGCCGATGTTTTTCATGGCAGAAAAACCACTTGTTATATCGGTAGTTTTAAGTCCGCCAATGGATTTTCTTATATTAATATCCATTTGGTTTAGGTCTTGTTTTTGTTTTAGGATAGCGGCATCCAATGAGTAGTTAAGTA